AAAATCATTCGATTTGATCGGATATAATATATCCGATTTCGATTTCAAACGACTGCTTGTGTTGTTAGATTACTAAAATTCTATGCCCCTCGTGAGGGGCATAGAAAATAGACTTGATAAATCTTGTATCGCTCATGAGCGATACAAGAAATAGTCCTGATAATTCAGACATTTAATTATACTAATGAAGAATACGAAAACTTTTATAATCAAAATTTATTATCGCTCATGAGCGATAATAAAAATGATCCCGATAATTCAGACATATATCAGGGGTAAGTTTGACCGCTATCACCTTATACTGTGAATGTTAAGGTTAAAAGTTTTTAGTTTTTTTTTAGATATTCCATTGCCTTATTCATTTCTTCTTCAATTTTTTTTATGCGAAGTGATTCTTTTTCCTTTTCATCTACTTCTGGTTCTAATTGTTGTATTTTTTTTACTAATAAGTCACCTATTACTTGCTGTTTATATAGTGATAAATTATTGCCACTTAATGCTTGTCGAACTATTTTTTGGGGTATTGGCAATTTTGGGTCATAGTTTCCATTAGAATATACATTAATAGCGGTATGTCCTATATCTATATTTCGTTTTTCTGATTCTTTGTAAGTTACTAGTCCTTCTGTATTATCTGGTTTTGAATTAGTCGGACTATCTGATTCATCATCTGTATCGTCAATTTCAGGTAATTCTTTATTATTTGCTGTATTAGATTCTATAATTAAGTCAGGTAGTGATGTATTTAATACTTCTGGTTCTTTAGTATTATTTTTATCTCTTATTCTTTTTTCTAGATCTCTTATTTCATTTCTCAATTTTTGTTTTTGGATCAGGCATTCTTTTATATTCTGGGGTTGTTTTAAATCTCTCTCTTTTACTGGTAGGGGATATTTTGAGCCATCACCATGAGTCTTCCACCAATCAGATGCCATTATGTCCTCAATATATTGGGCTTTTCTTAATTTTGAAATACCTTTAAGTATTTTGTTTTTAACCACAAATTCTCGTAATCCGCCGATTCCGACAACTTTCATACTATTTAATTTATCGTAAGTAATTGGCTGCTCTTTAACCTCCCTGTCAGCATCAGTTTTTTTATCTTGTGAATTCATACTTTATATATTATTCACATTATTTTTTATTTAAAAAATAATAATAGCTATTATATAATTTAAATAATGAATTTTACTTTAGAAGAATTGCTTAAACAAAAAGAAGATTTAGTTGCTAAGCTAAATGAATTGGAAAACAATAATGTAGAATTAGAGGAAATCGTTGATGATAAAGAAATCATTGCTGAGATTAAATCACTCAAAGAAGATATTAAAGACGTAACTATTGAAATCAAAGAAGCCGAAGAAGAACCCGAAGAAGAACCCGAAGAAGAACCCGAAGAAGAAGTTAAAGAAGCCAAAAAAGAAGTGAAAAAAGAAGTGAAAAAAGAGGCTAAATTAGATGATACTTTAGAAACTAAGATTATTAATATACTTAATAATACCAAACAAAAGAAAGTGATAAATAAATACAAAAAAGAAGTAGAACTATTAGTTCATAATTTTATGATATACATGGATGACATGATGGATGACTATGAAAAAGTGAGAATTATAACTAAAAAAGATATTAATCAAATGAATGACGAATATCAGTCATTAAGAAGTGAATTTGATGCTCAATTTTCTGAAATACTCAATAAATTGCCAGAGGGTGTTGATTTTGATAATGAATTATATCAATATATTGTGGGAACTTTTCAAGAAATTGAAGATGATTTAGATAATTTTAGTAAATAAAATTACAAAAAAAAAGTTATATATATATACTTCAAAAAAAATGGAAGGTAATACATGTGATGATTCGGTAACTGATATTAAATCAGTTTATAAAGAAGAAATTGAAGAATTTAAGTCCTGTTGTTTTCGATGTGATAAGGAATTAGTGAGATATTTGAGTGCTATTATTGTTTCATATGTTATATTGGGATTTTCTATATTTAAGTTAATTACAATAAACAGCACTAGTGAAGATAAATCAATTTATATCAGCTTGATTACATTAATTTTAGGAATTTTTACAAATCCAAGTAAATTGAAGACAGGTGCCGATATAGCCAATAAAAATAATCTTCAATAAAAATTCCGTGGGACTCATAAGTCCCACAGAAAATAAGCCCAAGAATATGAAAATTATTATAATAAAAATTCTTTGGCCCCTCATGAGGGACCAAAGAATTTAATTTATATCAAATCTTGAGTTAGGCCCATTTGTCTTTTTGTATTGGCTAAAACTATTTGGGCATCAATAGCGGGTTCTTTGTTTCGTTGCGACCTGATTCCTTGAGTTGATCGACCAGAAACTGATTGTTTTGTATTTTCTGCTGTTTTATTATAGATTCGAGGTCTTAGTTTTTGGGCATCTACTCGCTCAATTGTTTCTAATTGAGCGTATCTATCTGCATTTTGGGTTTGATATAACCCAGATCCAGTCGTTTTTTTGTATAGATTAGAAATATGTTCCATTCTACTGTTATTATAGACATCACTGCCTTTCAATCTTATGATTTCCTCGGCGGGATTTCTAATATTATAATTCGATCTACCACTTAATATCATTTATTATATTATAGTATATAATTTTTATTTTTTATTTAATTATTATTTTTTATTCAGCCGCTGCTTTTTTTGTAGCATATTTACCTCTTGGCTTACCTTCTCTTTTCTTATAGATTCTTTTGGCTTTCGTTACTGGAACTACATCTTTAGTTTCTTCTTTTACTTTTTCTTTAGTTTCTTCTTTTACTTTTTCTTTTATTTTTTCGCTAGTTCTAGCTGTATTGCGGCTTATTATTGCTTTTACTCCTTTTTTAACCTTAGTAGCCACAGATTTAGTCTTTCTTTCACCTAATTTTCGTACTGTAGGAATAATTCTTTTAGGTCTTGGATTTACAACACCTTTTTGGCGTGTAGCCCGAGTATTCATAGTTATATGTTGAAATCTTTCTGCTTTTTCAACCATTACTCTTATTAATTCAGCTTTTTTCATTTTATCAAAACCATAGATGTTTGCCTTTGATATTTCATTTTTTAATGTAAAAACTGTATGTGAGTTTAGTATGCTTTTTAGTTCTTCTTCTGTTCTCATTTTATTTTATATATATTATATATTTTTTAAATTATTGAAAAATATTAATTAAATCCGGTAGTTATAGTTCCTTTTTTCTTAAATAAGATTTTTATCGTTAATATACCATCATCATCTATAAGTAAGGGAAATGTTTTACCACTTTTTGCGCTCCAAAATATACGTAGATCTATTTTTCTTAATTCTACGCTGCTGATTAGATCATATAATTTAAGAGAAGCCTGTGGTGAGAACTGTATTATTGACTGATCATTTATTTCAGAAATGGGCTCAAAATCTATCAATACTTTTCGGGTTATATTTTTTTGGGTGCCAAGCATTTCAGAATCAACTGGTATATTGTCTGTTTCAAATATTATACCCTGAAAATCATTCCAAAGAAACAAGTCTTTGTATTCTTGGCTTAATCTTATATAAGGGGCTCCATTCACAATTTCTAAATTATTACCATTGTCTTTTATCTTGAAATAATGAGCTAACACTGGGTCTCTTTCATCACCATAGTTCTGAAATGCTGGGAAATATGTAAATAAAGTAGTATTAAAATATAATTTGATAGGTAATGATTTGGTTATACTATATTGAGGTTGTGAATATATGCTTATTATTCCATTACTTGACTCATATACTAATATTGGGGCCTCAGTAGGTCGCGCTTCAATAGGTATGGTTACATATATTGGACTTGCTACAAAATTATTAAATGCTGTTTCTATTGCTACATTTATCATGTCGATGAAATCTTGATAATCATATACAGCTTTATCATTTTTTAGTATATCATTACCATTTGATACAAATATAACTGGTGTTGTAAATATCACAGAGTTATATGTTAAAGAAACTGAGAAATCTTCCCTCCATAAGAATATTGGTATATTATATGAGGGAATACTAAATCTAATTAAGGAAACCTCATAATCATCGCTTTTATCTAGTATTGAGGTTACTCTATTTTCATTATAAATAGCAACACCTTGGTTTTCTATGTCTTTAGTTATAGCTATGTTAAAATAATTATAACTATTTTTGTAGTCGTTATCCGATATTTTTAAATTATCCATGTTATATATCAACAGAATTAAATTATATTATAATATTAATATGAAATCATTACCCCTTTTTTCTTAAAATAGAGTTTTATGGTTAAATTATCTGTGTTGTTTAAGTATATTGGATATTGAGTTCCAGCTTTATCAGCCCAGTAAATTTTGACATTCATATTAGTAAGTGGATAATTGCTAATTAGATCATAGAATCTCAATGCCCCCTGTGGGAAAAACTGAATAGTGCTTCTATCATTAATCTGTGACAATGGTTCAAAATCAGTAATTATCTTACGTGTTTTATTTGTTTGCGATCCAAGCAATTCAGGTGCTGTAGGAATAGAATCAGTTTCTAATATAATTTTTTGTAAATCATTCCAGAGGAACAATGTGCTATATTCTTCAGTCATAGTATAATAATCATTACCTCCTATAGTGCTTTTATTATTGAAGTTATTTTTAACTCTAATCCACTTAGTTAATATAGAGTCAGCAATGCCAAAATTAGGCAAAGCAGGGAAATAATTACTAAGATTATTATTAAAATATATATACACGGGATTCGCAATCGTTGTATCATATGCGATTGGTGCCACTAAAGAACATAATTCGGTAGTAGCCTCATAAATCATGTATGGAGCTGATATTGGCTTTCCAGCAAATGCGGGGGTCCCCGCAACAAAAGCATTAAATGATGCTAATAAGCCCTGATTGATAGAATCAATAAAATCTTGGTAATTCCAGATAACCGGTCCAAAATAGTCGTATCCGATACCCGGGCTGTTAGGTATAAATTGTAATACGGAAGTGAATACATATGTTAAATATTTTAATGATACTGAATAGGAATTCTCTTTCCATAAGAAAATGGGGATATTCTGACTGGGTATGCTAAATCTAACAACCGCTAATTCATATTCAGATGGATTGTTTAAAATGGGTTCTACGCGCGTTTCATTAAACGCGGCTTGAAATGGTAAATCTTTACTTTCTTGGTCATTTGGCTTTCTTATATCAATGTTATAATAGATATGATTTGACGAGTCTTTTTTTTGATTCATTTATTTATATTATATCAAAGATTATTTTTATAAATTTTTTAATTAATATAGTATATAAGATGTTTCTTTCATTAACTAGCGGGAAAAAAATCGCTAAAATAAAAGGGGGTGAAAATGACGGCAAATTTATATATTTAAATGATAAAGGTGTTCATGAAATCAAAATACCAGATGGCAAAATTCAAGTTTTGCCAAATAACGATATAATAGAGAAAATATACATATCGGCTCCATCTGGGGCTGGTAAATCAACATTTGTTGGCAAGTGGATGAAAGAATATAAAAAATCTCATAAAGATTCTCCGATCTATGTATTTTCAACTGTTGATGAAGATAAGGCATTAGATAAAAATAATCCAATACGTATTACTTTAGATGAAGATTTATTAGAAGAACCATTAGAACCGGTTGAATTAGAAAAATCATTAGTTGTGTTTGATGATAGTGATACTATAAGAAATAAGGAAATAAGAGGCTATTTAGCATCATTAAGGGACCACCTGCTTGAAGTCGGTCGTCATTATAAAATTCGATTATTAATTACATCGCATTTGTTATCTAATTATGCTCATACAAGAAGAATTTTAAATGAGGCAACTTCTGTTGTTGTATTTCCAAGAGCAGGCACCGGCACCTATCATATTAAGAACTTTCTAAAAATGTATTGCGGATTTGATACAATTCAGACCAAAAAATTTATTAATTTACCATCAAGGTGGGTTTTAATCAATAGAGGCTATCCCCAGTATGTATTACATGAACATGGAGCCTATATTCCTAAAATAGATGATTAGTATAATTATTTATATCATTATTTTATTTAATTACTGTAATATATTTATAAAAATAAAAATGAATCGATGTGATAACAAGTGTGATTGTGGTTGTGATAAAAGACATTATATCATTTCAGAAAGAGATTTGAAAGAACTAGCAAATACTCATCCAAGTGAATTACAAGGTGCTGGCTTCTTTAGTTGGTTGAAGAAGAAAGCATCACCAATAACAAATATAGTTAGTAAAGTATCAAATAAGCTTAAATCAGCATTTCAACAAAAACCGCATATTAAATCAGCCCCATTACCAGCAGCACCATCTATTGGTTCTGCTAGATATAACAAGGGATCATATCCTAGTAAAACTAGATACGACCCAGTATTTGAATGGTATGAAACACAAGAAGGCTATATGCCAAATTTGAAGACTAAGCAAGATTACATTGATTTAATGTCTTATCTTTATCGAAATGCACCAGAAGCATATTATGATGAATTTATAAATGATGTAAGGCGAAATTACGAACAGACATACTCCGGTCCAGATGGAACTGGTAGCTTTAGCCAAGACATAGGAGATTATTAGAATATAGAGATAAAATGATTGATTTTTTTTTGATTTAAATACAATATATTCAATTGTTGGGGGTGGAATAATTTAAAATAATTTAAAATAGGATTTTAATAGCAGAATGCCATAAATCTAGCATTTTAACGAACAAATTCACTTTTTTTTAGCATAAATTAATTAATTTATGCTAAATTTAGCATAAATCTAACTATAATACATGGTTAATGTATGAATAAATAGCATGTATATACTATATCAATCAACACTATAATACATTGTAATTATTTTTTCAAAAAAAATATATTTATTATAATATTTACATAATTAAATATTAACCAAGATAGTCTAAATTATCAGTAACTTGCTTTTTATAAATAGTTATGCCTAATTCACCTAGTAATATCATTACTTCTCTTTTAAGAATATCATCATTTGGAATATCCTTAAATTCTTCATCAAACATATCAGTAATTTTAATAACATCATCCCGTAAATTATGTTTGATAAATAATTTTATCACATCAGGATCATATATTGATAATCTTTTTCGATAATCGGCTAAGTCTTCCCATACAGTGTTTTTCAATACATCAGTTGTATCCTTATCATCATCATTTATATTCAAATCTGCCATATGATAATTTTCTTTATGTTCTTTTTGTTTCTGACTCATCAATATTATATATATTATACTACAAAAAAAAATGTAAATTTAAATTAAATTAATTAATCTACTTTTCTGTATAATTTATTAATAGCACTAGAATGTAGATATTTATCTTCTATCGCTTTCTCTTTTTGCTCAGTTTCTAGTATAGTTGGCTCGCCCTCACTTAATTTACTGATTACAATATGTCGAATCATAGATGATGATATTTTTTTGCCACTCCTTTTTACAAATATTTTATTGAGATACTTTGTAATACCATTTGGACTCATTGCTGTTTTTCGATCTTTTTTAACAAGATAAAACAATGATTTATTATGTTTCATCCAAATATTAATAATTTTATTGAGTGATGATGTTATTTCTATAATTTTTCGCCCGATTCGTTTTTTGTTCTTAAAATCATTTAAGATGAATAATTTCTTCTTTGGTAATATTGCTAAATAATTATTAATATCGGTATCCTTGAGTTGCTTATATTCATCGGAATAGATGATTTTCATGTCAGCATAGTCGTTTCTTAATGGAAAATCTAAATACGTTCTTAAAATGAGACACTGTTGTAATAAATCAAATTCTTTATCGTTTAGTTCTATTTTATTGGATATTTTTTCCCTCTTAATATCACTCATTACCTCATTAAATACCTGTATTAACTCACTATGATTCAACCAATTACTTGCCTGACTATCAGTTTTTTTTTGTGTTTTTAGAAATATATTGTATTCATCATTCAATTCCTTTAACTTTTTTTGGTATTTGTTAATTAAATCCTCATTTTTCTTTGTATCGCTACCTAAAGCAACTAATATAGCAGTTAGTCTATTCTTTTTTGTTGTAATTTTTGTTTCTTTATTGATAGTAGCCATTACCTTATCGTAATCTTGTATGAATTTAGTATTATCTAATTCTACACTATTATCCATTAATACATGTAGAGTTTTTAGTGAAACTAAATAAGTAGATAATGAACTACTTTTCATGTCAGGACGACTTAAAATAATATTTTCTTCAATAGTCATTTTTAATATTGTATATATTTACTTATAAAATAAATCTAAAATAAATTAAATAAATCTAACTACCATAAAAATTTTACACTGTAGTAATTGGGGCTATTCTTATCTAAATATGTTAAATTACCATATTTATCTTTTATTCCTTTCGCTCTTAATAAGTATAATTTTCTTCGAAAATAATCATAATGATTTAAATCAGAATATAATTTTAGTGGGGTATTATCATAAAATTGTTGATACCTTGAATCACCGAAATGAATCCATTTACCATTATAGAAAACCATATATTTTTTATTTTTATGAGTTGATATTTTAAACTCCATCAATATATCAATATAATTAAATTTTCTTTAGATTTAATAAATACCTATTATTAGATTTATACCATCGTTTGTTTTTTTAGTTATGAATGATTTAAACAATGCGGGGTCTCTTATTCTATATCTCAATTGATTACCTTCTATTCTCATCTTCTTTATTGGAACCAAACCGTGTAGTTTTAGCCATTTTCTTGCTAATGTTGGAGTCCAAGCCCTCTCATTTGTCATAAATGCTATGGTATGTATATCGCTATGTTTCATGTAATATTGTATATATATAGAATTAAATTTTAATGATATTTTATTATCTTCTCATTGATCTACGGCTTACTTTACCGCCAGCAAGATAACCGCCAGCCAAACGCCCTCCGGTAGCATTTTGAACAGCAGACGATATTCCAGAAACACCTGCAACAATAGGAGCGAATTCAGGAGCAATTGCTGAAATAGCCGGTGCTATAAAGCGGGCAACACTACCTACACCAGTAGCAATTTTATTAACGAAGCTTTTAAGACCACTCCAAAAGGATCCCCCTGTAAGTGATACATAATGATGGTAATCAACTTCACGACCACTCATTTTAGTTTGTAAAACCATCTGATTATTAAGATTACCTAAACTAGCCCGAGCAAAATTCTCGCTGATTGAGAAGGTACCTTCCATCATGAATACTTGATAGAATTCACCAGCAAATACTTCCCCAGAATCATTAACGACATCCATTTGGATCTGTATTGTATATTGTCCTTGGCAACCCATTTAAGGAGGACATACCGATATATAGTTAAATCATTTCCTATTTAACCTATCTATATGGGACTAACCATATACACACTCTCGTGTGGGATTAGACTGTATCTTAATGTTTCATCGTAAATTGATTAATTTTACTCCACACTACACCCGTTCAGTCGTTGAATGCTTTCCATATCCTATCATATCGGACTTAGGAAATAACACTGCGGATTATCCATTTAATAATATAAAATATTATTCATTCTTGTATGTTATTACTATTGTGTTCGGGCATTAACCGAGTTCCTCATTTAAATTTCTAAAAATGAGTAGTAATACAAGACTTTAGGACTTTCCCGCATCAAGGTGTATCGCATATTAGATTTTAAATCTAATATACTAACACGGAACTTTTCATTCCGCATTCTAACTCCCAGTTGCGTTTTTTAGGAGCTTCATTATCTAAAAGACCAATATCTTTTCCGAATTCAATACACATTACACCGCCGCGGTATTTCGACCATTGAGGATATGTAAGATTCAAACCATTTCTCTTTGAAATCTCGAACAAATCCTGTTCTGTAGCCCCAGAAAATAGACCAGATTGATTATTCCAAAGAATTGAAAGACCGCTGATTTTAAGGAAAGAATCAGATGTATTTTGAGTAGATGTTGATCTTTGATGTCTGACGAATAAATATAATTTACGAGGAATCTGACTCAATCTAATAGAATCAGATATAACGCGAGTTGATTGACCGTCGGCAAGACTTCCAATATTTTTGATATAATCCTGACTATTATAATAAGGCAATACCTGTAATTGAGGGATAGCTTGAGTAAGATCGGGGGTTAAATAAGTAGTTAATATTTCGGGAGCTTGATACATGGTAACACCAACTGATGTAATAGCAGCACCAAGACTTGAATGAGATAGAATTTGAGAAAGATTAGATTTCCACCTGTATGAGATATTGATTTGGTTAATATTAACAAAACCTTCATCTTGACGACCAAAAGGTGATAAGAAAGGTGATAATAGAACATTTTCAGTCAATACAACTCTAAACACTCTAGGTGAAATAACTTGAACTGGAAAGCCACCTCTAGCATCTTCAGAACTGTTTTCACCATATGCTGAAAGGGGATTCTTAGCAGATCCATATAGCCCCCAATCACCATATTTTTTATAGTTATCAGGCATAGTAGGTGTGGTGCTACATTGAGAATTGCGATCATCAGCATTATTCCCATAGCATAACATGGCATGTAGTTTATCTGAGCAGTTATCACTGATATTTTCACCATTAATTTGAACTGACAGAACGTCGCATAAAGATGATAAGGCGAACTGACGAAGAGCATCATTAGTCCCTAATTGTAGATCCTGATCTACAGTTACTTCAAAATATGCTCTAACTTTCATATTTCTATCCACGATAGTTTGCGTTGATGGAGGATTGATAGTCCATAATGCTTGAACTGGTTGAGTTCCTACACTACCCCAAGAATCAGCTGGATTTACTTGCTGATTCACTCTCATAGCCCCCATTAGGACACCGTGATTTTTCTCAACATCGGCTTTTACATTGCAACGAGGTTCGATTACTTTAATTGTTTCCATATTTTGATTATATATATATTACTAGTATTATTCTTTTTTATTAAATAATTATTATTTAACTATTATTACATTATTTTATTACATTATTTCATTATATATGACAATATCTAGATTAACTCTAAAACCTATCTGTGTGGCACCTTGAGCGTTATATGTATAATAAACAGTATTAGCAACATTTTGATTATTGTCAAAAGTGCCATATGCTACAGATCCTGAATTTGTATTAGCATTAAATGGATGTTCATTTAATGATCCCATGGAATAAACAAGACCAGTTGAAAATCTATCTTTTAATGCTATTGGAATAGAAATCGTTACTGAAAAACTATTCTGTGGTGTAGTGGAATTAGTATAATTCACCCATCCTTTGATTCGTAATGAAATTTCATCGCATTGATAAATAAAAAGACTTGAGTCAGTAAGAATATTGCCGCCTGAAAGTTGTATTGATGGAGCATATGATTTTGTTTTAATAGATCCAACACCTAATGTGAGGTCATTACAGTTGATATTCATCCACTTGTGCTCCTCTGTTATATCAAGGAATTTATTCAATGACATTTATTTATTTTATATTATTATATTATAGTATATATTTTTTTTTGTAATATATTTAAAGATTTTACTTTGTAAATAATTCGAGTTTAAAGATTAAAGAAATCCATTTCAACAAGACTATAGTAGGCATATTTAACAGCTGAAATAGAATTAGCGTTTCTTGTACAAACATACGCAATATATCTATAAGAAGACGTAGGAACAATTATAGTTGGAGCATAGCCTCCAACAACCCAATTTGCGGCAGGATATGCCGTTTGTGTATCTATCAAACTCCATGTAACATTATCTATAGATCCAAGTAAAACCCAGTCATATGGCTTACTAATGTTTGTACCCGGCGCATTCAATGCTAATCGATACCTATTAAATGTTTTGATTTGTGTCAATGCTATCTTAATCCAGTCACCTTGATAGCCAGCAAACGCGGCTGCTGATGATTGTCCTGTCGTTAAATTATATAAAGCACCTATATCAGGATGCCCCGAAGTCAGATCGCCATTAAATAGATTCCATTCTTTTGTTGCCGATGGTATATTGCTAGCAGTTACTAAAAATTCAGGATCACTAATTGATGAGGTTAAATTATGAGGGGTTACAAGAGTAGGTGGTAATGCTGGTGTAATATTCGTTGGTGTTATATTTTCAACGATTAATCGACAACAGAATGCCGCAACAGAAGCACCTGCTTTGCTTCTTGGATTTGTTGGAAAACCAGCAACAGACTCTGTTGTGTTATACCACCCTAAGTTAGTATTACCAGTTCCTACTAAAACAGTTGATATTCTAGTAGATGTTCCTCCTGAGGCATACGCTATTACAATTGATTCGTCTTTCTGAAAATATGTGTTTTGCCCTGTGACCGTTATAAAATCAATAGTTGTATAAGGTTGTATGATTGATGTCGATGCTAATAAAGCAGTTTGTGCTACTAAAACCGCCGATAGGTCATTCCCTCTGTATATGGCAAAACGAGATGTATCAGACCCACCAGTTGAAAAATTCACTCTAATTTTTGATATATACATATCATATGGAACCTGATCATTCATATAATAATCCCAACTATTGGCAGTCATACTACCGTTTGAAATAGTTAAGGGGACAAAATCCCAATTCTTACGCACCATTTTGAATAAATTATTATCTATCGTCCCGTCAGCACATAACACCTGCGTAGATGTTCCTGTAGATGTTTTGAATCCATTTGCCGTTACATTATTTGAAATGTCACATGAAGCACCTGATGATTTAAGAAGTTTTCCTGTAACTCCATCGTAAATTGGTATAGCACCCTCTATAGATGTATTTACACTTGAATTGATAACATTAGTGAATAATTCATTGTTGTATGTTAATTCTTTAGATGCTGTATTGAAACATACAATATTATTACTACTAGAGTTGTTAATTCTTACCGGAGAGATGAATAAACCTTGTGTTGTTTGATACTCTGTATTTCCAGACCATCCACTATCTGAGTTTATCACAATTGACTTTGTAGATTGATTATTAGAACCAGCTACATTTCCAATAGCTATGGAATAGTTACCCTGAGATGTATAACCGGCTTCATTACCTATTGATATGGCATATATACCTTGATCTGAAAAAGCACTAAATGCCCCTAATGCAACAGCAAACATACCTTGATTTATACCACCAGCATTATGACCTACAGCAGTTCCATTATCTCCCTGATTTCCTAAACCAGCATTATGTCCTATAGAAACCGTTTCTGTTGAAAAACCAGCACCAGAACCAACAGCAACTGATGTACTATTTAACTGGTCATACAATGAAGAATTATGGCTTCCATCTGAATATAAAATCTCGTTGGGAAGAGCATCTGGCACGAGATAATTTGTAGCAATTACATAACCGGCAAATGTTGTTTCATTCGGAATAGCATTTTGATTTTGTGTTTTACTTTCTACCGTTGTTATTCTATTATCTATAAGAGTTTCATTGGAGAAGACACTCATAAATATATTATGACCGTTTGAGAAATTGGTTGAACCAGTTCCACTACTGCTTTGTTTTAAAACTGGTATTGTGATATAATCATTTATAACAATAGTAGGTATTCCTGAAACTGTATATTTTATGAAGTTTAAACTTGTATTTTGATCTTGAATGTAGATTATTGATAAAGTATTGATTAGTAATAAAAATTCATCTATATCTATTGCGTCTCTTGTTAAATGAGATACATATATCTCTGTAGCATCATCCTGAATGGCATTGTTAAATCTAATTTGACCATTACCTGTGGGTGGTAATAGTGTTGTATTACTATTGTATAAATAGATATTTGAACTATTACCGCCACTTCCGGACGCAATAGTTGTTGAACCATCTGCCATTAGATACTCAAGATTAGTTCCGCCTAATTTACGAAATGCCGTTGAATCAACAATATTTGTAAAGTAAGTTCTGGTATTATCAGTTAATGTTGAATCAATATTTTGAACTTTAGTATCAATATCATAAAATCTTGATGAATTTGAAGTTATTTCACCTGTAGTTGTATTATATGCTAAAATATTTGAATTTAAATTATTAATCTCTCTGATTGGCTTAACTATTAAAGCACCTGTTTCAAGAGTATCAAGGGGCAAACCAGTGCCATTGATAATTATAGAATTATCACCTACATCACCTTGACCAGCAGATTGTCCTATACAAATTGATGAAGTTCCATTAATGCCACCCAATACAGAAGATCCGGCTAGTGTTCCAATAGAGATTGAATTTAGACCTGATTTAGATATCCCAGCACCATTTCCGATATTTATAGCATTTGCCAAACAGTTTTGATAACCCGCTTGAACTCCTAAATTAACACAGTTTGACCCACAATTAAGGC